CTGGTAATGCTGCGCTTGTTAACGCGCTTAATTCCGGCTTTAGCGGCCATAGCGAGGTTAATCACGTCAGGCCCTGCGCTGGTTTGATATTCCGGAGCCAGTTCAATGGCTAGCTGGTATTTCATCGCACGCTTATAACCCGGTGGAAATGATATTGCCGAAGTCAGGCCGGAAAATTCAGCGAAAGGCTTTCGACTGTATAGCGTAAGCGTAGTGGCCGCGACCGGAACCGGGTAAAGACTCAGTGTGCCGAGCGGATAACTCGCGTCAAGATACAGCGAGTCAGGATAAGCTGTGATCGACTTTAGACGGATAGCCGCCCAATCGTCGTAGGCAAGCAAGGCCAGTGGAATCTCTGAATTGCTGATTGTAATCGTGGCTGACTCTATGCCTGTTGGCCTATCGGTGTTTAACTGCCCCCCCTGGCCAATAGTGTATGCTGCCTGTCCTGGTGTCAGCGTGAATGACTCCTTGACGATATGATGCAGCATCATAGCCTCGTTTGACCAGCTATCAATCATCAGGTTAAGCGCGTCTAGTGCGTCGTTAGCCTCGTCCGCCGTCAGAGATACGTCGGGCGATGCGACCTGTAAAACGCGTAGTGAGCTGGTGATGATGTCGAGTGCTGTGGTTGTCGCCATAATACCTCAATAAATTAGGTTGGCCGTCCTTGGCCGGGGATGATCTTTAACGAACGAACAATCCGAATACTGCCGCAGACCATACGCCAGCCGATGGCGGGGTGATAGCCGATGCGTTATTGTTACGCCATACGAGAGACAGTGTATTGGTTGCGCTGATGGCTACCGATACCAGTACCAAGCCAAACGGGATAACCACTGCATCGCGTGGACAAATACCTACTTTGGTGTCGCTTGTCACTACGCCGGTAGCGGTCACTGAGTCGGTAATAGTTGCGCCCGCGCCGACCGATGTACCGCCATTGATCTGGTATGACGCGGTGTCGTAGGTTTTAATCGGGAATAAACCGGCGTTTAGGCCGTTACTGTTTAAATCTGGCATTTTTGATGCTCCAAAATATTATAAAAATGATGCCGGAATCAATGCGACATCATTCATGGGTGTAACGATTAGCCGCCTAGACGTACCGCTAACTCCGGATATACGGTTTTGTAGCCATAAAGGACGTCCAATCTTACGGGAAACGAATCAGAATTTATATCATATGCGCGAACCATACGCATCGACAAACCCTTGTAGTTCGCACGCTCTGCAAAATCCACACCGCCCGGTAATACCAAATCGACCGTAGCCAAAGTAAACGCATCTTTGTGATACGCCAAATTTTGGCTTGTTGGAGTCGCACCGATAGCGCCAGCTACCAGGATATTTACCGCCGCTGTGCCGCTAGGTGTGCCTGTGCATGTTGCGAACTGACCAGACGGAATATACGGCGGGTAAATTGGCAAAGTGCCGGTAGTAGTAACAACCGTGTCAGCCGTCACAACAAACTGAGCTAAACGCCCGGTAGTCATTCGGCTTTGCGGATTGATTGCATAAACGCCAGCAATATTAAGCACCGTACCGCGTGGCACTGTGCCGGATGTAGAAGTCACGGCAATTGACAAGGCCCCTGATGCGGGTGCAGATGTCAGCGCCGTAACAGAGCCAGTCGCCATTGGTGTGAACTGTGCTACGTTAGCGTCAGTCGCCCAGTCAAATCCCAAAACGCTATTGCCTATACAACCCTTGTCAAACATGCCGGAAATCTTGGACGAAGGATTGAACATGGTCAACATTGGCGTAGTTGCTGACACCTGACTGATAGGGTCTAACACAATACCCCGGTTTGCCATTGGTACGCCGGACTCGGTAAGCACCGCTCCTGCTGTCAAGACTTGCCCATGCACCTGCGCCAGTGTAGCAGTACCGCCGTTAAGCGTGCCTGATGCGCCATAAGTTGCAGCGCCTGCGCCAGCATTGACATAACGAAATACATCTTTGTAAAGCTGCAATCCGTTGTAATCGATTTTGTTAGCAATGGTAGCGATTGCAGGTTGCAAAATGCGCGACTTGAAGTCGTCAATATGCAGCGTCAAGTCTTGTGAGCTGAACGATAAATCACAACCCTCTTGGTTTGTGATAGTGATAGGCACAAATGTTTCAACTGAGCCCTCGACCTGTAGCGCCTGGCCAGACCGACCAATATAGCGTGGCGGTTTGCGTGCGTTGACAGTAGCGCCGATTCTAGCGCCTGACACTGCAAACTTATCTTCATATTCGCGGTTTACGTTTTTAGCGAATGTTAATTCATTTTCCAGAATCATTAACGCCTCTTTCATAATGATCGAGGACGTGAGGAGTATATTGCTCATAATTAGGGTTTCCGTCTAGTTGGGGAGCCTCACGGCTTGCCCTTGGGATTAGCGCGTCATCACGACGGGCTTTTTTCTTTAAAACTATTTACCCTTTCTGTATGCCGTGTATTCTTCCATCGTCATATTGGCCGGGTCTTTTGCGCTTACAGAGCCTTTAGTGCCTCCTAGCGGGTTAATCGGTTTGGGAGCTGCGCTAGTCGTTTTTTTATTCGGCTGCGTGGGTGCTTCGGTCATTCGCGCTTCAAGCCTGCCGATGTATCGGTTGGCCGCTGCGGGTGTCATTTCGCCTAGCTTGTCCATTTCTTCGGGGTTTTTACCCAAGAAATAAGCAAGCTCTGCGGGGTTTTCGGATTCTTTAATTAATTCAATAAACGCTGTAACGCCGGTTAAATCGTGGCTAAAAAAATCAGCCTTAATCTGTGCATAGTCACTGTGCTGCTCTGTTGCTACCGCTTCAAGCTGTGCAATAGTGCCTTGCTTTACAGTCTCTTGCTTTGCCGCGTCTTGCTTTGCAAAACGCTGCTCTATCTGCCAATCCTGCCGCGCTTCTAAATAGTCAGGATCGTATCTGCCCGCCGGGTATTTATCCGGATCAGGTGCGCCGGTTGGCGTTACTCGCTCCGGTTCTTTGGGCGTTCCCTTGCTGCGTAGTTCGTCCAGCTCATTAGCTAGATTATCTGCTCTGCGCCGCTCGTCGTGCTTCTGCCGCACCAGTTCATCAATGCGCCTTTGTGCGCCCTTGGTGATCTTTTCCGGTTCTGGCTCGCTCTCAATCTGCTGTGTCTCGATTGTTTCAGCAAGTTCAGCCGGTTCTTTGTAAATTTCATCCGGTATTACGGTTTCATCATTCATTATTGCGCGTCTCCCGACGTGGTGGTTTCTTGCGGCATTGCTGCCGGATGTGGTGATTCTTCCGGCTCGTCGCCCTCTGTTTCGCCGGTATTCGTTTGCTGCATGGTGTGGGCCAAATCAGCCACGGCCATCTGATGGATCATCCCCATCTGTTCTGCTGCTATTTTTGCCTCGACTTCCATGCGCTTCGTTTGTGCGTTAAAGCGCTCAATGTCCAGCTTTTCAGTTACATCATTAGCCTTTGCCGTTGCTGCTTGTAGTTCCTGGCCCATGTGCTCCATTTGATCTGCCATTTGATTCATTTGCTGCTCAAGCTGCGGGTCGATTTGCTGCTCGCCGTCATTTTCTTTTTCTTCAGCTGCGATTTGTGGCGGTAACATTATTTTCATGCGCTTGGCAATCTCACTTGCCCCCGGCCAGTCCATATTGCTCACTATCAAGTCACCAGCTATCTGCAAAATAGCAGGGTCAACTTTAACAAACTCCATCATTGACGCTGCCGCTTCCTGCCGCTTTGTGGCATACGATGGCCCGACCGCCACAGTCACAGCAAACTTTCCTTTCGCTAAGTTGTAAACATGCTCGGTCTTGCCGTCCGGCCCTTGAATTTCTTGATATGATTGCTCTTGACTAGGATCAATGCGAACGCTCGATGTGCCACCGTCCTCACCCATTATCTGCACGACTCGTTCAGTGTCATAGATAGACAGCATCTCATTGATGATTGTGCCTAGGTGCGAGATTGAGCGCCCCAAGTTATCGCTAAAGTGAAAGTTTCCGGTGCTGGCTTGTTGCTGCTGTGACAGTATCGCCCTGCCTGACTGATCGCTCTCACGATTTCCCAGACTTGCATCGTAAATGCCCATCGTCGATTTCATGTCGTCAATGCTGCGATTCATTGCGCTTTCAAAGCCTGGATTAACGCCCGGTGCTGGCTCTCTGCGCGGCGGTGGAAGTTGTGCGCCCTGGTCTGATACGGGGTTGTAGGTTAGTACTGATAGATTAATTTTGTTAGCGTTTTGCCATTCAGATTCGTGTCCGTCAAGCTGGCCCTCTGCTGCGATGTAGGGAGCGCGAGGCGCAAGTGCCAATAGCTCAGCATTGGCTGACTCGTAAAAGTTGTATAGTTTCGCGGGATCTTTCGCAAAGCGCGTCAGTCCGTGTAGGTGGCGCTTGCCCTCAACCCAAACTGACGATCCGTAAACCGGCACGATGGGAATAAACGTAGTCGGTAGCTCGGTCTGCTCTAAAATCTTATCCCCGGCGATTTTGTACCAAAGGCATTTTTTAGATTCTGACTGGCGTTCTTTGGTGATTAGCGCGTGGTGTTCTTCGGGTATTTCATCCTTAAAAAGCGTTGAACCATCTTGTAGTAGACATAGTGTGCGTGGTTTGCACTCAATCACAAAATACTCTGCTACCCTTACGCTGTCTGCCGTAATCCACCCTGCGTCTCCTGCTGCGCCCTCTGTCCAGCCGGTAATGTCAACATTAGGCCATTTCTGCTTGAAATCGTCGTGCATCCATAGCTCAATGTTAAATGCCCATTTTGCATCTGAACCATCGGCCTCGTTTGACTCATTGTCGAAATAGACTTTTGACGGATCAACAACAGCTTTAATGAGGATTTCTTGATCGAATGATTCAGGGTCTATGTAATCAGTAATAACACGAAAATAGCCAAGTCCAGTATCAACCTGCCACTCTGCGGCCGTGTCGTATGCAATGTCGGCTTTGGATGCATACTGTATGTGACGCACCAAATCCTCGCGAATTTCTGCGGCTTTATCGTGCGCTAAATTGTCAGAGGGTTTGAATTTAATTGAAGGGGAATTTTGGCGCATCTCATTGATGACCTGATTCCTAAACTGGAATATTCTGTTGATCGTAAGCATGGGCCGTTCGGCCCCTGGTCGCTCACGGTCACGCTTGACAGCTTCCGGCCATTGCTCACCAAGGCGTACAAATTTGATATCATCGAGCCGCTCAGCTCTACCTGCGCTCTCTGACTCTAACGCAAGCGCAAATCGCTTGTGTGCTATCTCGATAATCTTTTGATTGTTTTTAGACATATTACTCGCGTGTGCGGGTCACTAGGGCCAGTTATTTTATCGTGCAGCTACATTATAACATTGTTTCAGATTTGTTTCATAGTGCGTTTCAATTTTGTTTCATTGTTACATCCAACTGCCGGTTGATTGATGACGTTGTGTTGATTTCGCTGGCTTCCTGGCCTGCCTGATGCCCTCGCAAGCGTAACGCAGAGCATCCATTATGTGATTATCCTTGTCCTCCAAAATCGGCAGGATTGCGCCCGTCAGCTTGTCCAGTTTGTAGCTGTAAAGCGTCAGCTCGCGTATTGTCTCAACACAGCGGGGATGTACGATAATATCAAATGACTTTAAGAACTCCACTCCGTCGTCGACTGACCCAGCGCCTTTTTTAGCATAAGTGATTTTAGGATAGCCGTGTTTTTGCAGATGACTAATAGTCTCGGGTCTTGCGCTATCTGCTGTGATAAACCATTTGTCTGACTCCGGCACGCGTCGCAATAGATCGGGCGTGTTGACAATCTCACAGCCCACCATAACGGCCTCGTGGTCGATGTATAGCGCGTTACCGTCCAAACTACACCTGACTAGCGCCGTTGGATCAATAGCAAATCCAAAATCTAGACCCATTCTATATATTGTGCCGACCGGCCTGTCAAATTCCTGCACCGTCCAGTTTTTAAATACCCTGGACTCGCTGTTGCGCTGATACTCGCCTAGCCAGATATGCGCGTATTTGTCCGGGTCGCGCCTCTTATCTCGCTCCATATCTGCCGACAATTCGGCAGGAAACCACGGATTATCTAAATAATTTGCACGTACGCAAATAATTGCTGGATCGTCGGCGTTATCCCTGAAAAACTTATCAACAGGGTCGGTATCTCGCTCAGGGTTCCAACTCATCCAAATCTGTGCGCCAGGCGTGCGAAATGTTGGGATAGCAAGGTCTAAAGACTTTTGACTGACAGATTGAGCCTCATCAATCCAAAGCCGATTAAAGCCCTCAAGCGACTTGATTGATTGCGTAGTGTGATTCTGCAAGCCCTTGAATACGATCAGCGAATCATTCGGGCCTTTGATTTCTTTCTCGGTGATGCCAAATAGATGACCAACGCCCAGCAAATTAATCTTGTCCTCGATTAATTGTTTTGAACTGTCCTTTATTGAGTTTTGAACCTCCCGTCCACACACGGCTCTTATGTGCCCGCTAATACACTCCTCAACTAATAGCTCGCCGAAAAAATGAGATTTTCCAGAGCCACGACCGCCCAACGCCCCCTTGAATCGTGCGGGTTTGAGTAGTGGCAAAAAAACACGAGGTGTATTAATCGTTGATTGTGTCA